GAACCACAATTGCACTCTTGGAAAAGGGTGCAAACATCATGTCGGCGATTCACAAGCGCATGCACTATGCACAAAAGCTTGAGTTCCGTTTATTGGCAGATGGTTTTGGTGAATCGTTGCCCGATGAGTATCCATATGATGTCCCAGGGGCTTCACGGAAGATTAAGCGCAGCGACTTTGACGGCAGCGTTGATGTAATTCCTGTTGCTGATCCAAATATTTTCTCCACAGCGCAGCGTATTACGATGGCACAGACGCAGCTGCAGCTAGCGCAGTCTGCGCCTCAAATGCACAACCTGTATGAAGCCTATCGCCGCATTTATGAAGCGCTGGGTACAAAAAATATTGATGCTATTCTTAAACCACAAAACCCAGACTTGCCAAAAGATCCAGCAACGGAAAATGGCGACGTTATGGACGGTGTCAAACTCAAAGCGTTCCCTGGACAGCAACACGATGCGCATATTGCAAGCCATCTCATGCAAGGTATCTCACCGTTGTTGCAAGCCAACCCCTTGGCTGCCACTGAGCTGCAAAAACATATCCTTGAGCACTGCCGCTTGAAAGCGGAAGAGGATGTGGAAGCTGAGTTGTTCAAGGCGTATGGTACGGATCCAGATGGCATGGTTTCGGATCTGCAAAAAGAAGGTATGGTTGCAATTAAGATTGTCGAGAACCTCCAGCAAGTTCGTGAGATTCAAAATCAATTGCTTGGTGACCAGACTGATCCGCTAGTTGAACTGAAAAAACAGGAGTTACAGCAAAATGCCCAACGTGACCAGAACAAAGCGAACGAAGCGAACGCCCGTCTCCAAATGGAGACAATGGATAAACAAAAGCAAGACCAAATTGATATGGATAAAATCCGTTCTAACGAAAAAATTGCAAATGATCGTATCATGGCTATGTTACAAAAAGGAGCCCAAAATGCCTCTCAAATCCGGAAGCAGTAGAAAGACAGTCAGTGGGAATATTCAAGAGCTCGTTGATACATACCAGTCCAAGGGGCGTATCGGTACAAGTACTCCGAAGTCTAAAAAAGCTGCGGTCGAGCAGGCGGTGGCAATTAGCCTTAAAAAGGCGGGTGTCCAAAAGAAGGCTACGGGCGGCATGGCTAAAGCGAAAACTTCGGGTGATGCCAAGTCAGTTCGCAATGTTGAGGCGTCTCAGGCTAAAAAGATCCGAGCTCGGGGTGGAAATGTTACCTACAAGAAAGACGGAAAATTACCCGTTGGAATTTATTAATTGATTTTTTAAATAAGGCTGTGTATATTCATAGCCACTAGCTATCAAGAGGGGCTAAAAGTCCTCTTGCAACATGGTAGGAACCATGCTCAAGTTTACAGAGAACTTGCTTTACGAAATTCGCCGCTTACGGCAGGATGCGGAACAACTTGTTATCTCGGGGTCCATTAAGAATATGGAACATTACCGCCAGATGATGGGTAGGCTTGAGGGCTACACATTTGTTGAGCAAATCGTCCAAGATATGCTCAAAAAAGGCGAGTATGACTAACCCCAGAGGAGAAACTGCATGGAAATGACCGCGCTTGAGCAAAAGTGGGCGGAAGAAAAGGCTGCAAGAGGGCCTGAGCTTGATGATGCTTACAATGAAGATGGACAGCTAGATCCAGAAAAGCTGGAAGAAGCTGTATTAGATCGGATCCCCGTCCCAACAGGATGGCGGGTAGCGGTTCTACCTTACAGAGGCACGACAAAATCTAAGGGCGGTATTATTTTTACCGAAGAGACCAAAAAACAAAACCAAGTAACCACCGTATGTGGCTATGTTTTGAAAATCGGTCCTTTAGCCTATAAAGACGAGAGTAAATTCCCAACCGGGCCATGGTGCCAGGAGGGTGACTGGGTTGTATTTACCCGCTATGCGGGTTCTCGTATCGGGATTGATGAAGGTGAAATTCGTATTCTTAACGACGACGAAGTCATCGCTGTAATCAATAATCCCGAAGATATTTTGCACATGTAAGGAGGAATGATGGGACAAGTAACCGAAAATCCGACATACGACATCGAAGTAGGTGCTGAAAATGCACCTGAGGTCCAAGTCGACATAGATGACGCCAGCGGCAAGGCAGAGATTGTAGAAGACGCCCCTGCTGAAGAAAACAAGCCTGCGCTAGCAGAGCCTGTAGATAAAGAGCCTGCAAAGGCACAGGACGAGCAAGGCGAGGAGTTAAAAGAATACAGCGATACGGTTAAAAAGCGTATCGACAAGCTTACATCTAAGCTTCGGGAAGCCGAGAGACGCGAGCAAGCAGCCTTAGAATACGCTCGTGGCGTGCAAACCCAGGTTCAACAAGCCCAGAAAATGGCGGTTGAGTCGGACTTTGGACGCGTCACGGAGGCCAAAAGCCGTGTTGATACTCAAATGCTCACTATCCGCCAAATCATTAAAAAGGCGCGGGAAGAGGGCGATATTGACACTGAAACCGAAGCCCAAGAGCGCTTGGCAGCGCTCGCAGTCGAGCAGCGTGAGCTGGCTAACCGCATAGAGCGCGGAGCAGAGCAGCCTGTTCAGCAACAAGTTTATACCCCACCCCCACAACCTGTTTACCAGCAGCCTCCGCAGCCAAGGGTCGACCCCAAGGCAGAAGCCTGGGCAGAGGAAAACGAGTGGTTTGGGCAGGATACCGTCATGACATACGCTGCTTGGGGTATTGACAAGCAGCTTCGTGAGGTAGAAGGGTTTGACGGATCATCAGATGAGTATTATGATGAGTTAAATCGGCGAATTCGGACGCAGTTTCCCCAGAAGTTCGCTGCACAACCTAACAGGCAACAACGGCAATCCGTGCAGGCCGTTGCTCCTGCAGCCCGGTCATCCGGAGTAAATACAAATGCACGCCGCAGCGTAAGACTGTCTCCTAGTCAGGTCGCTATTGCTAAAAAACTTGGTGTTCCCCTCGAGGAATATGCCAAATACGTAAAGGAATGAAACCATGAACGATAAAGTGAAATTTGAACGCAGCACCCGTGCTAGTGAATCTAGAGAAAAGTCTGCGCGTCGTAAGCCATGGGCACCTCCTTCGAGATTGGACGCTCCTCCCGCACCTGAAGGTTTTAAGTATCGTTGGATTCGCTCTGAAATCCAGGGCTTTGAAGATAAGCAGAATGTGTACACGAAACTTCGTGAAGGCTATGAATTGGTTCGCCAAGAAGAGCTTCCAGAAGAATTTCAAGCTACTATGCCTGCTGTCGAAGAAGGCCGGAACAAAGGTGTCGTCGGTGTTGGCGGCCTCCTGTTAGCGAAGATCCCCGATGAAACCGTAGGTGAGCGTAATGCTTACTATCGCCAGCGTGCAAGGGACCAGATCGAAGCAGTCGACAACAATATGATGAAAGAGAATGCGCATTCAACAATGCGTTTTCAGCAGCCAGAGCGTAACACTCGTGTTTCTTTTGGTGGCCCTAGCTCTAATAAAGAGTGAAGGCTAAATGAATTTAATTTTGGAGAAAACAAATGGCAAACGTAAATAAAGCCTTTGGTCTTCGCCCTCTAGGAAAACTAGGCAGTAACTACAATAGCGATGGTGATACACAGTACAAAATCGCTTCTGGTACTGCTGCCGCTATTTTCCAAGGCGATACCGTAACCTTTGGCGTTAACGCTGGTGCTTCTACCGGTTTTATCGTCAAGCATGTACCTGGTGCAGCTAACATTCTTGGTGTTTTCCTTGGATGTCAGTACACCGACCCTGTCAGCAAAAAGACTGTATGGCGTAATTTTTACCCAGGCAATATTGCTGCTGACGATATCGTTGCTTTCGTAGTGGACGATCCTTATGCACAGTTCCTAGTTCAAGCTTCTGGCATCGCTGGCGTAACAGCTATCGGCCAAAACGCTGACCTAGTTCAAACTGTAGCAGGCAATGTAACCACAGGCGTTTCTGGGTTAGAGTTAGCCACTGGTTCTTTAGCAGCCGCTGAAGCACTAAACGTTAAAGTTATTGGCGTAACTACCGATCCAAGCAACAGTGACTTAACCGCTGCTTATGCAGATTTGATTGTTACAATCAATGAGCATTTGTATAAAGCACCTACTGCAGGAGTTGCATAATGGCTATCACACGTTCACAACTAGTTAAAGAACTAGAACCAGGCCTCAACGCTTTATTCGGTATGGAATATAAGCGTTACGAAAACGAACACGAAGATATCTTTGAAATTGAAGATTCTGAGCGTGCGTTTGAAGAAGAAGTTATGTTGACCGGCTTCGGTCAAGCCCCCGTTAAGGCTGAGGGCGCTGGCGTTAACTATGATTCTGCACAAGAGTCATTTACCGCTCGCTACACCCACCAGACTATCGCATTGGCATTCTCGATTACCGAAGAGGCAATCGAGGACAACCTCTACGACCGTTTGGCAAGCCGTTACACAAAGGCTTTGGCTCGTTCCATGGCTCATACCAAGCAAGTATTTGGCGCATCTGTGTTGAACAACGCATTTGACGCTAACTACAAAGGTGGCGACGGCGTACAGTTGTGCGCAACAAACCACCCAACAGCTTTGGGTCCAAACTTCAGCAACCGTCCTACGGTTCCTGCTGACTTGAATGAGACCTCACTTGAGCAAGGTATCATCGACATCGCTGGTTTCACAGACGAGCGTGGTTTGAAGATCGCCTTGATTGCTAAGAAGTTGGTAGTTCCAAAAGAACTCCAGTTCACAGCAGAGCGTTTAATGAAGTCTACTCTCCGTACTGCTACGGCTGATAACGACATCAACGCAATCAAGTCTATGGGTCTAATTCCTGATGGCTTCGTTGTTAACCATTACCTCACCGACGTATCGGCATGGTTCTTGTTAACCGACGCTCCAAACGGACTCAAGATGTTCCAACGTGCCCCAATCCGCACAGCTTTCGAAGGCGACTTCGACACAGGCAACGTGCGTTACAAGGCTCGTGAGCGTTACAGCTTCGGCTGGTCTGATCCACGTGGTATCTACGGATCGCCTGGCGCAGCTTAAACCTTCGTCACGTGAGGTTAGGCCCCACTTCGGTGGGGCTTTTTCTTTTTGCGTTTTAGCGCTAGTTCATTAAAGTGAAGGATTCGGTGGCAGTTGGCGCACAAGACTATGCACTTCTTAACTTCTTCCATCGCCCGCCCATACTGGTGGTTTTTAATGTAGTAACTGACTTCCCTATCTTTTTGCTGGGGGTCTTCGTGGTGAAAGTCCAACGCTGCAGGGTGATTCTCTCCACAAAACTTACACCCCAGGCTAGACTTAAATTCCAGCCATTTCTTCTTATTCTTTTGTTTGTTGTTGCGAGTAGTTTTTAAAACTTTTTCTTTATTGTTGGCGTAATGCTTGGCAGAGCCTTTACGCAACGCCTGCCTTCTTCTTGGATCGTTTGGATCTTTGTATGGCATTGGCTTGATCTACCTTGTACTTCCAGTAAATCGCGTTTTTAAACGACCAGGGCGCGCTCGGAGTGTATATCTTAAAACCAGCATTTATTAGTGAATTTGAAGACGCAGGGTTATCGGTTGTATCCGTAATTAGCCAGTTCCAGCCTAATGCTTTTGCCTTGCGAATTCTTACATTAATTAAACGTTTTTGCAAACCGTGTCCAGTGTAGTCATCTAAGACCCCTGCGCGACAAAGGTATCCCGTATCAGTAAAACGCTTAGACCGTACAAGTCCAGCAAATGCAACAGGCTTCCCTTCTTCTGTGTATGCTAACCACCAGTGGCCGTGATCCGGTTTGTAAACAGTATCGGAGGGAAGTATTTTTTTCTGAAGATATACGATCACGGTCTTATTGGACTCGTTACGCAAATCAACCTTCTTGAGAATGAATTTCATTTGGAACCTCCGGGGGGATAACCCATTTTATCTAAAAAAGTATTGCACACAAATGAAAATAGCGGTATAAATACACCAGGAACTGGGATAATTAGTTCCTGTAGACTGGCCCAGCAGACGATGCAGAGACTACAGGAAAATGTACTGCATATACAAGGAGTTACAAATGGCACGTACCACCTTTACTGGCCCAGTCCGGTCACTCAATGGTTTCGAGGGTGTATTCTCCTCGACTTCTGTTCAACTTCAAAGCGACAATGCTAATACTATTACCATTGACGCTCCTAATGCCTTAGCTGCAAGCTATACGTTAGTTTTCCCGCCAAATGATGGTGCAGCTGGTCAAGTCTTGACTACTGACGGCAGCGGCGTAACCAGCTGGACATCTAACGGTTCCGGCACGGTTACTTCTGTTGGGGGCGCAGGCACTGTTAACGGTTTAACGTTGACTGGCACTGTTACAGGCACTGGTGATTTAACTCTTGGCGGTAATTTTTCTCTTTTCCAAGAACCCGCTGCTAATTTGGCTATTATTGGAAACGCAATTAACACCACCGGTAAATACACAGGGAAAATGATCGTAGATACTGCTACCGGCTTGATTTTCACCGCTACTGGATCCGCTGCTTCTGCTGTGTGGCGTGCTTCAGACGGCACCACTGTTGCTACCCCTGTTTAATTAATCTTACGGGGCTTCGGCCCCAATTACTAAAGGAGATTAATTATGCTTCAGTATGACGTTAAATCAACCGCTATTGCAGCGGCACAAACTGACGCCCCTGTATTTGCTGGCCCTGCTCGTATCAAAGGCATGTTAGTTGGTGTACCAGAAGCGGGTGGCACCCTAACCCTTAAAAACGGTGCCGGTGGCACCACAGCATTTGCATTTACTGCGCCAGCTGCTGCTCAATCCCTAAACGTAAGCATTCCTGCCGACGGTATTCGTTGCGAAAACGGTATTTATGCAACAACTCCTGCCGGTATGACGGTTACGGTGTTTTATGGCTAAAAATCCTTCCTTAGCCGTGGGCCGTGGAGAAAAGCTCTCTGTAAAAGAGGGGGCAGGCCTCACTGCGAAAGGAAGAGCCAAATACAATAAAGCTACTGGAAGTAAGCTGAAAGCCCCTGCTCCAAATCCAAAAACTAAAGCAGATGCAGGTCGTAAAAAGTCCTTTTGCGCCAGAATGTCGGGAGTAGTAGCTAAAGCTAAAGGCCCCGCAGAGCGTGCAAAAGCCTCATTAAAACGGTGGAACTGCTCATAATGGAAAATATTGAAACAGCTCGCGAGCTAGCGACTCACGCCAACGATATAAAGCATTTGCAAGCGGATATGGATAAGATGGTTCAGGACATGGAAGAGATTAAGAAATCCATCCAGAGTATTCAAAAGACCTTGTCAGAAGCCAAAGGCGGATGGAAAGCATTAATTTGGGCTGGTGGCGCTGTCAGCGCTGTCACTGGTGTGGTAGGATTTATTATGGGTCATTGGGGTAAGTAATGATTAGGCGCGTGTCTCCTACTTCGTCTGTCCCAGCAACTCCAGCTAAGCAAAACCCTAATGCCCAGGATCGAGTTAGCAAAAAGCCTGTTGATCCAGGGTTTAAAGAAGTTTTAGAAAAAGTTCGCGGTGGAAAAAGCAGCCAAGATTTGCCGGATAATTACAAAACAGGGGGAAAAGTAGTGGCGACAAAACCAGGCTTATACGCTAATATTCACGCTAAGCGTAAGCGCATCGCAGCAGGCTCTGGCGAGAAGATGAGACCCGTTGGGGCAAAAGGTGCGCCTACAAAACAGGCGTTTGTAAATTCGGCTAAAACAGCCAAACGTTCAGCGAGAGGAAGATAAATGGACTACAGCATGAAAAACACAAATCGCCATAAGCTAATGGCTATGGGCAAACCGATCAAAGCCGCTAAAGGAGGCGAAATGAAAAAATCCGCAACCAAAACTACTTCTAGTGCAAAAGCAGATCGTCAGGGTCGCGCACTAATGGCAGGTAAGATGGCTAAAAACCTTCCAATGATTGCACCCCAATCCGCTTATAAAAAAGGTGGAGATGTAAAAGCCTCTGCTTATGACAAGAAGCAAGACAAGAAAATTGCAGCGCATGCTGCAAAACCCGCATCGGTCGCCCACAAGAAGTATGGTGGCATGGCTAAACGTAGTTGCAAATAAGGAGCAAAAAATGAGCAAAAAACGCGGAGTAGGCGCAGCAATTAAAGGCTTTGGTGCAGTATTTTCTGAAACAACCGAGCAGGCTAAGAAGCCTGAAAAGGTTGATGTGAACTTTGATGCACAAAAAGTTCATGGCACAGTAGATACCCCTAAAGACAAGCGTATCGCACAACCCACTAGTTGGTAATCCTTAATGGCCACGTCAGGTACTACTACCTTTGACCTGGACATTGAGGAACTAATTACCGAAGCGTATGAACGCTGCGGTATTGAGACTCGCACGGGTTATGACCTAAAAACAGCTAGGAGGTCCTTGAATCTCCTGTTTTTAGATTGGGGTAGCCGCGGCTTAAATTTGTGGACAATTGAGGAGCGTACACGGGTACTCTCTCCAAATGTTTACGAATACACCCTTCCAACGGATACTATTGACGTTTTATCGGCGGTGGTTCGGTCTCCACAAAGTCCTGGTCAAAACATTGACATTACGTTAAATCGTTTTAGCCAAGCGGAATGGCTGCATACTCCTAATAAGACAGGGACACTAGGCCGTCCTGCCCAGTTTTATTATCAGCATACAAACCAGCCAAAGGTCTTTTTCTTCCCTTGCCCGGATAACTCACAGCCATATACTTTTGTTTACTATGCGATCAGACGAATTCAAGACGCTGGTGGTTTCGTTAACACCGCTGATGTTAACTTTAAGTTTTTACCGTGCTTGGTCTCTGGCTTGGCTTATTTTATTGCAATGAAAAAAGCTCCAGATCGAATCCAGCTTTTAAAGCAAATCTATGAAGAGGACTTTAAGCGGATTGCTGATTTTGATCGAGACCGTGCTAGCTACTATGCTGTGCCAGATACAAGGTTGAACTACTAATGGCTTATGCACAGGGAAGGCTCGCCTGGGGTGCTTGTGATCGCTGCGGACAGCGATTCTTGCTTAATTCGCTCCGTAAAGAGTGGCAGGGATTAAAAACCTGCCAATATTGCTATGAGCCGAAACACCCCCAGCTTGAGCCACGCCGTAATGTGTCGGATGCTATTGCGTTACAAGAGCCTCGCCCAATCCCAGATGATACTTACAACGTGTATATCGGGCAGGTAGGGGCTAGTTCTTTTGGATCTGTTGGGATGGTCCCAGATCAAGTGGCTGCCCCAACTGCAGCTACCTCATACACTGGAACAATAAAGGCGCTTGCACTCTAATGGCTATTACCCAAACCCAGACCACCTCGTTTAAACGGGAATTGTACGAAGGCGTACACAATTTCTTGACCGACACGTTCAAGATTGCCTTGTATACCCCAGACGCGGTATTAGGTCATGACACAACTGTATATACAACCGTGGGCGAAGTGGTTGGAGCGAACTATACCGCCGGAGGCCTAACTCTAAGCGGCGCGACTATTAGTACCGCTCTTAACACCGCTTACATAACCTTTAACAGCCCCATAACCTGGACAAGCGTGACGTTTACGACCAGGGGAGCCTTAATTTATAATGCTAGTAAAGGCAATAAAGCGGTTGCGGTCTATGATTTTGGTCAAAACATGAACCCAGGTTTAACCGCTGTATTAAACCTAGTACTTCCCAATAACACAGCAGATGAAGCCCTAATTCGGGTACTGTAGGAACGAACATGAACTACACCCAGCTTGCTAGCGCTATTTCTCAATACACCGAAAACTTTGAGACAGACTTTGTCGCAAATATCCCTGTATTTGTGGAGCAAGCAGAGCAGCGCATTTACAACACTGTGCAGCTGCCTGAGTTGCGCCGTAACCAAATTGGTAATACAACCGCTAACAATAAGTATTTATCCCTGCCCCCAGACTACCTTTCAACGTACTCGCTTGCTGTAATTTTGTCAGGAACGACCGGCCCACAAGAGTTTTTGCTAAACAAGGATGTTAATTACATTCGCCAGTGCTACCCTAATCCTAACGATTTAGGGGTGCCTAAGTTTTATGCACAATTTGATGCAAATACCTTTATTTTGGGCCCTACCCCAGACGCTACTTACCAGGTAGAACTTCATTATTACTACTACCCAGAGTCCATCGTAACGAATGGAACCAGCTGGCTTGGGGATCACTTTGATTCTGTGCTGCTTTACGGCAGCCTAGTTGAAGCATATACTTTCATGAAAGGTGAACAGGACTTATTGAACCTGTATAACACTAAGTTTGGGGAAGCCTTGACCTTGTTGAAACGTTTGGGTGATGGCTTAGATAGACAAGATGCCTATCGTAGTGGGCAAGTAAGGGTACAGGTAAATTAAGATGCAAGTTACAGGACAGATGGGGTTAGGGCAGCTTGAGGTTAAAACAACCAACGGGCGGGGCTTTACTCCTGAAGAGTTGGCTGAGGGAGCCCTTAACCGGATCCTATACGTCGGGGAAACCGTCCATCCTGTAATTCGTGACCAGGCGGTGGCGTTTAAAGAGCATATTCGCCACATCCTCGTGCACTACATGAAAGAAGCAATCAAGTCGGATCGAACCACCTTGGCTAGCACCCTTAAAGCAGCAGGACACCCCGAACTAGTTAAATTATTGGAGAATTAACATGGCTATTACCCAAGCTATTTGCAACACATTCAAACAGCAGCTCTTCGAAGGTATTCATGACTTTGAAAACCCAGGCGGAGACACCTTCTATTTAGCGTTATATACGTCTGCGGCTACCATTGGCGCTGGCACGACTGTATATACAACTTCCGGCGAAGTTTCCTCTGTTGGAACTAACTATCCTGCTGGCGGCGGAGCATTAATCAGCGCTGGCGTTGCGCTATCGGGTAATACGGCATTTTTAGATTTCGCTGATTTGACCTTCCCGAACGTTACTTTGACAGCCCGTGGGTGCTTAATTTATAACTTTACCGAGACTAATAAGTCGGTTGCTGTATTTGACTTTGGCTCTGATAAGACTGCTACGGACGGTGACTTTACCGTTATTTTCCCACCACCAGCAGCGGCTACCGCTGTTATTCGCCTGGTGTAATAGATGGCGTTAGTGCTATCTGACCGCGTAAGAGAGGTTAGTACCTCTTCGGGGCTAGGCAGCTTTACGCCTTCTGGGGCTTTTACTGGGTATACCACCTTTGCCGCAGCTATTGGCGCAGGGAACACAACGTATTACACTATTACAAATGACTCACTGGCACAGTGGGAAGTTGGTGTGGGCACCTTTAATGGCACCGTAATTAGTCGTGATTTAGTGCTTACAAGTTCGGCCCCGGCTAACGCGAAAGTAGATTTTGGACCGGGTAGCAAAGAAGTATTTTGTACTTTACCTGCTGAGCGAGCGGTTTATAATAACGCTGATGGCAGTCTTGTTTATGACCCAGCTGGGTCAGCTATTATTTATGCGATTGCACTAGGCGGCTAACATGGCAAACTTTGTAAGTGTGACTACTAGAGATGTTGGTGGAACGGCCCTAACGATTTACACGGCGACCCAAAAAGGCGTTGTTATTGGCATTAATGTAACAAATATTTATGGCAGCGCTCTTCCGGTTAGCATTATTCACAGGCGCAGCGGTACTGACACATTTTTTGTACAGAACAAATACGTAGAACCGGCAGAAACTGCCGCTTTAATCGCTGGAAACAAACTCGTTGTGAATGCAGGCGACCAGCTTTTGGCTAATACCTATACAGGTATTACTAATGCGTTTGACGTAATTATATCTGCTTTGGAAGGGGTCTAAAATGGCAGGCTTTCACGAAGGCACAGATTTAGCAAACAAAACTTTTTATGGATTTAAGTTAATTCAATCTACGGGGGATCTAAATGTTGATGTTATTAACGATGGATCTACTGTATCATTACCCCAACCCGGTTATATAATTGGGCCTAATGAGTATGTAAATTGGATTTGGTCAACCAGTACCTATCAGTTCCGTTGGGGAGCTAAAGGTCATTTAGAGATGGTGTTCGTATGACGACAATTGTAGACTTAGGCAAATTACGTTTTTATTGGGCCGGTAACTATAACCCACTTACTGAATATGAGCTAAACGATGTAGTTCGCTACGGGGGTAACGTTTATGTTTACACCAATGTAGTTAAAAGTATTGGCAATGAGCCTACTGACCCAGCTTTCTGGGCATTAATGGTTGAAGGTATCAACTTTATTGGTGCTTGGAATCCTGCAACTCAATACTATATTGGCGACGCTGTTGCCTATGGCTCAACTGTTTATGTATCGTTAGAAGATAACATTAATAAACAGCCAGACCTATTCCCCGCTGTTTGGTCGCAATTTATTGAAGGTATTCAGTACGAAGGCGTCTATAATCCGCTTACGACTTACCAGGCAAATGACGTAGTAACATATGGCCCTTCAGCCTATATTGCTAAACAAACAACAAGCAACAATTTACCAACAAACACCGTATATTGGGATCAGTTTGTTGAGGGTATTTCTCCCGAAGGCGTTTACAACAACGCTACCGCCTATGTACCAGGCAATATTGTTGCTTACGGAGCAAACCTATATATTGCTATTGCAAACACAACAGGTAATATCCCAACCAACGCCACTTACTGGCAGCCTTTTGTTTCTGCGTTTCAAAACCGAGGTGCTTGGGCAACAGCGACCTTATACTATGTAAATGACCTAGTTCAGTTTGGTGCAAACACATATGCTTGCCAAATTCAAAATACTTCTGGAACTTTTGCTACTGACTTAGCCGCGGGTAAATGGTCTATTTTTGTTTCAGGTCTTCGCCAACGCGGAACTTGGACAACCGCTACTTTATACTTACCATACGATATTGTTGTTTATGGCGGCAACACATATTCTTGCGTAGTTCAAAACACTTCGGGAACTTTTGCTACCGATTTAGCTGCAGGTAAATGGCAAATATTTAACGGTGGTATCCGTTGGCGCGGAACTTGGGCCACTGCTACGCAATACTTAGTAAATGATATTGTCCGTAACGTAGGTTCTTCCTACATTGCCACCGAAGATTTTGTATCTGGCGCAAACTTTAGTACTGAATTTGCTGCCGGTAAATGGGTTTTCTTTGCCCAAGGTGGAGACGATGTTCTGCCTGTTATTGGCGTCAATCAAGAAGGCTACTCTTTATCGGTTGCTGCTGACGGGGCTACATTAGAGTGGTTAAATGCTAGCGGGTCACAAAACGTATTTTATGTTTCCCCCGACGGCGATGATGTAGCTAATCCCGGCACAAGTCTTGCATTGCCTTTTGCGTCTATTCAAGCTGCTGTTGCAGCAGTGCCAGCAGGCCAATCAGCAACAATTTTTGTTAAAACCGGTACATACTTAGAGGCAGCTCTTCCAATCATTGTTCCGCCTAGCGTTGCTATTGTTGGAGATAACCAGCGTACTGTTACTGTTTCCCCTGCAGCAGGCTTAGCTGCTGACGGAATTACGCCAAATAACCAAGCAACCATGTTCTTGATGTCCAACGCATCTATTCTTAATAAGATGACGTTTACTGGCATGACTGGTTGGGTTCCAGGTGGCACTCCTGGGGACATTAGAACTTCAACACCTAAGGGTATTGTTGTTGCATTAAATCCTGCGTCTCCTGTAACAACTAAGTCGCCCTATATCCTAGAGTGCTCTGCGATTGGCTCTGGGTGTATTGGTGCCCTAGTTGACGGAACGGTTCAAGCTTCAGGCTACAAATCAATGCTGTTCCACGGATACACAGTGATTGCCGATAATGGCGTTGGCTTCTGGGTACGAAACGGTGGACGTGGCGAAATTGTATCGTGCTTTACATACTACGCTTACTTTGGTTACTCCTCATCTGGCGGTGGTGTCATTCGCTCGCTGAATGGTAATAACTCTTATGGTACGTGGGGCGCAGCATCTTTTGGATTTTTGGCTTCAGAAACACCACTTACCGGTGCAATTTACGGTAAACAGCTAACAGTTACGACCGATCCAATTACAACAGGTTTCGCTGCAGGCTCTACAATCACAGGTTTGACTTCCGGTGCAACCGGGGTAGTTACGAACCTGCAAGCAAATGCTGCGAAGATTTACTATAACCAAACCTCTGTGGCTAACTTCCAGGTCGGTGAAACGATTAATGACGGCCTTGGTAATACGTTAGTGATTGACGTCGGTGGAGTATCTGATCAAAAAGGATACTTGTTGGTTGCAGATGGTTTTTCTGCAGCCCCACAACCAGGCGCAAGTATTCAAATTGCCGGAGACTCAAGTGCATATGTAATTCAATCAGTATCTGGAACATGGGTTAACTCAAGCAGCGTTTTGAGCCTTGCTCTTGCACAGGAAAAAATAACTGCTTCCCCTGATAATGCCGCAATTACAATTCGGTACAACTATAGCCAGATTCGTTTAACTGGTCATGACTTCTTAAACATTGGTACTGGTGGTGTTACAACAACTAACTACCCAGGCATACCAACACAGCCTCCTGCACAAGGTAATGAGGTTAACGAGGATCTCCCAGGACGTGTCTACTACGTATCTACAGACCAAGACGGTAACTTCCGCGTTGGTGAGTACTTCCGAGTAGACCAAGCTACTGGTACAGCAACTCTTAACGCTAACGCCTTTAACTTAGCGGGCTTGACATCTTTACGCCTCGGTTCTATTGGCGCCCAGTTAGGTGAAACAATTAACGAGTTTTCGTCCGACGCAACTTTAGGTGGAAACTCTAACCAGGCTGTACCTACTGAGTTTGCCGTTAAAGGATACGTCGATACCCGTGTACCCCAGCCAATACCAACGGCGGTGGGAAACACAGACTTATTCCTTAAGAGTACTGGTTCAGGTTTAGTGTTTGCAAGTGCTGGAGGGGGTAACTTCTCAACAAAAACAGCAAACTACACTGCGGTTTCAGGCGATGCGTTGTTTTGTAACACGTCTGCTGGATCGTTTACAGTAACTTTACCTGCTACTCCCGCCGCAAACGACAGAGTTACGATTGTAGATTTAGCGGGGACATTTGCTTCATACCCTGTTACCGTGGGTCGGAATGGTCAATTAGTTATGGGTCTTGCCGAGGATATGATTTTAAACGTTGCTAATGCGTCTGTAACACTGGTTTACTCAGGTGCTACTTATGGATGGCGTTTAGTATAATTTAAGGAACAATAGCTATGTCAAGTCTTACCCAATTTACTGGCTTTAGGGATATACCGCTTACTCCAACATACTCAGAACCTGCTTTTTGTGTTTCTGGCTATGGCCAACAGCCGATTTGGATGTACAACCAATCTAATCAGATGACTAATTACTATGATTGGGCTGGCGGAGAAATGGTAACAACCGGGAGTTATTTTAACTCTAACTGGAGTAGCAGTGTATCAACAAATTCTACTTGGACTGTTGCTGGAACCACGCTAGCAAGTATGCACGGGCATTTATTTACCAGTGCTACTCCAACAGTAGATTGCGGAAGTATTGCTGCTGGCGGTGCGTATCTTAACGGCAACAACCAAAACTCAGGCACGTATTACGGTTCTTTAAATAGTGTGTCTACCGGCGTTTGGGTAAACAAAACCAAAAGAGATAATCTGTGTATCCAGCGCGTTAATAACGGCACCAATTATGGCAGTTACTTATACTCTACCCAAATATCTACCTACGGATACGGGGCATACTTTTGCCCAATTACATCAACCCGGTCAATGACTGGATCAAGTGCTGAGGGTATAGCAAACGGGTATAACACAACAAGATCCTATGGCACTGTTGGCTACAATGAAACAACCAAGATGTGGGTTATTGGCGCAAATGCCGCCGGTGGGTCTGGGGATACTTTCTATGTTTACAAAAATATTAACCCACCGACAGTGGCTAACTGTAACAACGGCTCTTTCTGGAGTCAATTTAACCATGGAACTAAAATAACAGTTACTTTTAACTTTCCGTCGGTTAATGAAACACTAGACTATCAACACTTTAAGTTAATTCCACTGGACAATGGCAACATTGCCATGATCTATAAAAACGCTCAGACTAGCATTAACTATAGATTATTTGTTGGCAACGCCGGGGTAGACTCAACCTCTTGGACAATGAACCCGTCGGACACAGCGACAGTGTCCACAACAACGTCATACCATAACTCTTCTTTTGCGCAGCATGATTTTTTACCAGTAATTGTGTCTAACGACGGACAGTACTTGTGTGTATTTACACAGTACTATTATTACCAGGCAGGTATTTGCGGCTTCTTTATTCGAGTCTCTGATGGCTCTGCCCGCATTATTTATTTTTCAGACTCTAGCTACGCATACAACCCAATTGCGATGCAAAAAAATGAGTTTTATGTGGGGTATGGTGTTAATGCCGACGGTGGTGCTGGCATGCAGTTTTTTAGGTATGACCCCGAATACCTATTTGCAACAACCGCTGCAAACACCGATGTAAGTGGCCTGTATTCGTATATTGGAGTAGATTTGCCTTATACTTCAACACAGTACCCTATGGTGTGGACGCAACCAAGCTACTTGCCTAATTTTATTCGTGGCGTTTTTTAAAGGATTAAATAATGTCTAACTTGACTACTTTTGCTGGGGCCAATTACACCCCACCCCTGATACCTGCATCACACGAGCCTGCATTTTGCACTGCGTCGACTTCTTCCGTTTTATTTCTTTGGTCGCAAAGCCGCCAGTTAGTTGGGTACATAAACAGGGTTAGCGGAGAGTTTCCAAATTCGGGTACATGGAATAGCAACTGGTCCGGTACGCCTTCCTCAAATAGTGGTTGGCAATATTCAGGTACATCCCAGGCAGGCCCGCACGGGCACCACTACCTTAGTGTTACTCCTCAATATGATACGTATTCCCTTAGTACTATGTACTATGCACAAAGCTACCAAAGCGCTAATAACTGGCTTCAAGGTGGGGTAAACAGTAGAACCACTGGTATTTGGGTAAATAAAACAAAACGTGATAACTTGTGTATTCAACAAGCTAATAACGTAGCCTCTTACATCTATACCACGCAAATTTCAACTTTAGGTCGCGGTGCTTTAATGGCGCCTCTAACAGCTACAGGAGACATGACAGGTGGTACCGCTGCCGGAATAGCAAACGGGTATAACACTACCGCTACTATGGGTTTAGTAGGATACAACGAAACAACCAAAATGTGGGTGACAGCTAGACGTAACGCAAGTTCTAGCGTTACGGTATATGTTTATAAAAACATCCCCGCGCCATCAATGACGTCTAACCTAAATAACTACTGGGCTAATTTCAACCACAGTACAAAAATTGCTGTTACTTTTAATTTAGAGTCTCCGAATGATACGTACGATTTTCAATCGTGGAAAATTATTCCGTTAGACAACGGCAATATCGCAATTATTAGTAAATCTGCAAGCAGTCTGATCAACTACACGCTTTTAACTGGAAACGCTGGTGTAAATTCTACCTCGTGGACAGCTGCTTCTGTCCAAAATTTAAGCACAACAACTTCATACAACAACATTGTCTGGCAAGATAATCTTCCAGCTTTTGTAACCTACGATGGTAAATACGTTTTTGTTTACACGCAGTATTATTATTATTACTCCGGCATAGTTGGATTTTTTATCCGTGTTTCTGACGGCAAACGAATGACTATAAATTATGCGGATTCAACTTATCCTTATAGTGCCGTAATGCTTGGTGATAATAAGGTTACTATTTCATACGGAACCAACTCTGACGGCGGTACAGGACAGGTTTTATATGACTTCGATATTGGCTACTTGATGGATTCTTACGCTACTGGAACAGATGTTAGTTCATATTATCTAACTACGTATATTGATAACCCCAGCGCCAGCACAACATATCCAATGATTTGGACGGTACCTTCACCGCTACCACTGTTTAATAAAGGAGTAATCTAATGGCTACTAAGCTTAATTTTTTACCAAACGGAATTGCCCAAATTTCGGCTGATGGCGAATACAGCGTAAAGGTATCTTCTAAACTACCCCATCGTTTTTCGCTTGTTGATGGAAAAGTTGTGGATAAATATAATGGTATTTCTGATGAAGAAGTAGTTAAGGCTGACTTTGCTGCGGCCGTTGCTCTAGCCACAGAAAAAGGCGAAGAACCCCCACCACAACCATTCTAATGGCTCTTAAAGACCACATTAAAGAGAACCACGACAAAGCGGAAAAACATCCCTTTGTTAAGGTTCTTTTATCTGGTCAAATTACGGAAGAGGTCTACGCAGACTATCTTTTAAATCAGCTTATTTGCTATGGCCACTTAGAAGAAGCGGCTAAAACTCACGGGTTTTTTGCGGATATAGAAGGTATACAGCGTGCAGAACTGATTCAAAATGATTTTGTAGAGCTGCTTCGCCCCGCTCAAATCCGCCCCTCTACTTTTGAATATATAAAGCACATAGATAATTTACCCACCGCATTACTGTGGGCGCATATCTATACCCGCCATTTTGGAGACATGTATGGTGGCCAGGTTATTAAGAAAGTTGTACCTGGTAGTGGCACCATGTATGTGTTTGAGAACCGACAGGAACTAATTGCAAAAGTGCGTGAAAAGCTTTCCGATGATCTAGCGGATGAGGCAAACAAGGCATTAGAATTTAGCCTTAAACTTTTTGACGAGTTAGCCGATGCCCACAATCTTCGAACAGCTTGAAAGTACTGCTAAATACTTTAAGACCGTTTTAGGTCGATATAAAGAAGTCGACGAAGGACACCGCTATTCCTGGCCAAACCATGTTTACCAGGGGCATTATTTCCGTAGAGCACATCTTGACATAGTCGACGCCAGGGAAACAAAGAAGCTCTATATGATGCACTTGTGCATCTTTCCAAACATCAACGACCCTGCTCCGATCTTTGGGTTTGACATTATCGCTGGCCCAAACAAGGTTACAGGAGCCTTCCATGACTTTAGCCCCGTAGGAGAGCACCCTCTAAACCAGTGGTTTGCAGACACTGTTAAAAACTACGAATGGACTAAGGAGCGGCAACTTCCTGAGTGGGCTAAAAACATCTTCAGCGGCAACATGGTAGCTGCGGGGAACATCCAAACCGAAGAAGAGCTACAAAAAGTATTGTCCCTGGTAAAGGATAATCTACAGCACTACCTTAAAAGTTTAACCGGGGGTGGATTACAGGATTACACCTCTAAACAAAACTGGTACTGCTACAACCAAAAGCAGAATCCTCACACCCCACGAGTAATGACTTCGTTGGGATTAGATGAACAAGAAGTGCATAGGTTTATCCATGACTGCCTCTTCCCCGAAGTTTAATTACACAGCCGTCTTAATTGCCTGGCTTGCCTCTTACGGGTATAGTAAGTAAATGCTATTCGGCTTTACACCCTTCGCTCGAGTTCCGTTTGCCTCGTTACCGAAGCAAGGTATTCCTGCGCTTGCCGAACTTACAGGGCAAGAGCTTTTAGCGCTTTTAAACACCCCAAATATCAGCGGGTTTGTTAACGTTTATCCTAACGGCCAGACTATCGCTGGCCTCACCGGTGCCCTTAGGACTGCTTCAGGGTATTTATTAAGTGGGCAGACGCTAACTTCTTACATAGAAAACTTAGCGGTTGTTGGTAAAGCCACAACCACCCTTAACGGCTCCGAACTCCTTGGCCAACTTGGAACCATAAAGACGGGGATCTCTACCTTTATTATTGGGCAAGTTCTTGCTGCAGTGCAAGGTAACTTAGAGACCGATGCAAAGGGTAATGTAGTTTTAACCGGTAGTGGCATAGAGGCTCAAATCGCTTCTTTGGCGGTGGCTGCTGGGGCTACCGGCACTTTAAATAGCCAGCTTTTAAATGCTTTGACCGGCACAATCACAGCTACCGGGGTAGGTAATGTAACTTTAAATGGCTCCCAGATTGATGCTTTGACAGGATTATTAGCTGTAAGTGGTAAAGCAAATGTAACCATAACCGGTGAGCAATTTATTGCTTACATTGAAAGCTTAGTAGTCAAAGCCAACGCTAGCGGAACAATTACTTCTGAGCTTTTACAAGGCTTCCTTGGTACCTTAAAAGTTACCATTAGTACGACCCTGACCGGGCAGCAAATGGCTGCGATTTTGAACAATCTTGCTGTGACCGCCGATGGTAACGTAACCATCACGTCGCAAGAGATTGAGGCCTTCATAAACAGCGTGGCAGCCAAGGCAAACGCCCGGGCATTCCCAACCTCACAAACCCTGGTTTCTGCCGAAGGAACTCTTACCGCAAAAGGTAAGGCAAACGCTACATTAACAGGCATTTCGGCTATTATTCAGGTTACGGATGTGTTAGTATGGGGGCTAGTACCGGACGACCAAAACTCGGTCTGGAACAACGTAAACGACTCACAAGGAAGCGCTTGGACGCCTGTTGCAGACGTTCAGGCTAGCGCCTGGAGCGAGATACCAAAACCAGTAACCAATTGGACAGACGTAGATGATAATCAACCCGACGACTGGACAGACGTAATACACTAAAAGAGGATAAACCATGCCATCCACTTACTCCCCCCGTCTACGATTAGAACTAGTAGGTTCCGGTGAACAGTCCGGTTTATGGGGCGACACTACCAATAAAAACCTTGGAACCCTGGTCGAACAAGCTATCGCTGGGGTAGCTGTCATCCCACTAGTTGCCCCAGGCGTTTATATTGTTGAAGCCTTAGACGGTACTTCGGACGAAGCGCGCTGCGCAGTCTTAAAATTTACAGGTTCTCCCGGTGGCGCAGTAGTTGCCCAGATTCCGTCAACAACCAAACTTTACGTTGTACGTAACGACACTTCACCTGGTCAAACGGTCACTGTCCGCACTGCGGCCCAGGTAGCAAACCCCTTACTGGGAGGCGTAGTACTTAATGCAGGAGAGGCAACTTTAGTCTTTTCGGACGGCACCTTAGCAATTGCTGGAATTGCAACAGCAGGTGTTGGCCCAACCACCGTAGCTAATGGTGGTACAGGTGCAACTTCCTTTACAGGTGGTTTTGTAAAATCCCCTGGTGGTACAAGCACATTAACAAGTTCTGCGACCGTAAATCTTGCCACTGAAGTATCTGGAATACTGCCCGCTGTAAACGGTGGTACCGGGGGCTTACTACCTGCGACCGCTGGTGGTACTGGCACTAACCTCGCCCCTAGCGCCGGGCAAGTTTTGATTGGCACAACCGGTGGGACGTACACTCCCGCTTTCTTGACCCAAGGGTCAGGCATCACAATCACCCCTAGCTCTGGCGGCATCACCATATCTGCTTCTGGCGCTGCCAGTGGAGTAACTTCTGTAACGGGTTCTGGCAACATTTCGGTAAGCCCCACAACAGGCAACGTAACTGTAAGCATGAGTTCGGCACCTACATTTAGTAGCTATGTGACTTCCCCTACATACTACATTGGTGGTTCGCCTGGAAGTATGTATATCCTAAATAACGGCGGTGAAATGGGGTTTGTTGTTAGTGGCCTACAGACAGCTAAGGTAACTAGCAGTGGTCTTGGTTGTCAGGGATTAGCTGTAACCACTAGAGCAACAATAGGTGGCGGAGCAGCGGGAGGTAATTACAACTTAGACGTAGCCGGGCAATCTGGACAAACTGCAGCTTTTTTTACTACAACAGGAAGCGGCGGAAACGGCATTGCTATCAACGCAGTGTCTACTGGTAGCTTAGCACTGTTTCAAAGTAACGGAGTTTTTGTTGGTTCCATCACCACTAGTGCTGGCTCTACCTTCTATAACACTACATCGGATCGTAGACTTAAATCTAACATCGTTCCGTTTACAAATGCCGGCCCTGTAATAGATGCAATAAAACCTAGACAATTTACTTGGATTGAAACCGGACAAACAGAAGTTGGTTTTATTGCAGATGAGTTACAACAGGTTGTGCCTAACACTGTTGAAGGGCAACCTAATGCTGTGGATAAAGATGGTAATCCGATATACCAACAGGTTGACGTTTCTACCCCCGAAATGATTGCTTTAATGATTGCTGAGTTGCAGTCTCTCCGTAAACGTGTTGCAGCGCTAGAGGCTAAGTAATGATCTATCTCATCTACCTAGTAATGGTCCCGCTTAATTTACTGGCCACCGTGCTGTGTGTTTTGCTATCACCAATTCTGCCACTGTTTGCTAGGCAAGAATTTGGGTGGTGTGACAACCACTCATACTGGGGTCCTGGTCCACGATTACCAAAATGGCTAAGCTGGTTTCAGACACCTGACAACTCTTTAGATGGCGACGCAACTTTTCAAAAGCTAAATCCGCCTTCGTACATTAGCAAAATTAAATGGTTAATCCGTAACCCAGGCTACGGCTTTGGTGTTAAGTATCTCAACGCGCCGTATACAACATCGTATAAGGGCGACCCCTCTATAAAGGACAATGACAATGCTAAGGCTGGGATTTTGTTTGTTCATGCTAACGGTCTTTTCCAGTTTGTTTGGATTGCTCCTATTGGCTTTCAACGTTGTTTTTACTTAAACCTGGGTTGGAATATTCGCGGATTAGTAGATCCAAATATCAATCCCAAGCCTGATCCATGGGAAGCAACCTTTGCCTTTTCACCACGCATTTCAGGATTTAGATAATGATTTTAGAAACCATCATTGCTGCATTAGTGCCTGTTGGAGTCGAGGGCATTAAACAAGTCATAGCACGCTTTACAGGTGGAGTTCGTGCAACCACCATTGCCGAACAGCTGCAGCTTGACCAAAATGAAATTGCAAAACTTCAAGCCTTGGCTGCTCTTGATAACCCTTACGGCCAACCGAGTCAGTGGGTCATTGACCTACGAGCGTCTAGCCGTTACTTAGGCGCATTGTTTGTGATTGCCGTAGGCATTGGCACCCTGTTTTTCTCTGTGCCGGAACAGATTCAACGAATTGGTATTGAAGCGGCAAACATTGCGTTTGGCTTTTTGTTTGGTACTCGAATTGTTGCTAATCTGAAACGATGAAACAAAATTTTGACGAATGCCTAAATATGCTGCTGGCCCACGAGGGAGGATTCTCTAACCACAGCCAAGACCCAGGAGGCATGACTAACCTTGGAGTTACAAAGGCCGTCTATGAAGCTTGGGTAGGTCATCCCGTCGATGAAAAGAAAATGCGGGCATTAACGCCCGCAGACGTTGCGCCGCTTTACCGTAAGAAATACTGGAATGTGGTTCGTGGCGATGAGCTACAAGCTGGACTGGATTACACCATTTTTGATTATGCTGTGAATTCAGGTAATGGCAGGGCGATCAAAGCCTTACAAAGTTGCGTTGGCGTACCTGCCGATGGAGCCTTTGGCCCAAAAACCTTTGCTGCTGTAGCACAGTTCAAGGACCACGGAACTAGGTCTTTGATTGAAGAAATACACGATGAGCGTTTAAATTTTTTAAAAGGCCTAAAGACCTGGCCTGTGTTTGGCAGGGGATGGGAACGCCGAGTTAAAGAAGTCAAAGAAAAATCTTTGGTCATGTCAGGATAACTTCTATGCCATTACAAAAACTTACATTCCGACCAGGCGTTAACAAAGAGAACACAAACTATACCAACGAAGGCGGCTGGTATTCGTGCGACAAAGTTCGCTTTCGCTCAGGGTTCCCTGAAAAAATTGGTGGCTGGATTCGTGCAACTCCAGGGTTGTTCTTCAAAGGCGTGTGCCGTGCTTTGATTAACTGGATTAACTTAGCTAGCGCAAACTTAATTGGATTAGGAACACACGTTAAGTATTACGTTGTGCGTGACGTCGGTGTTTATAACGACATTACCCCATTAAATAAGCCGCCTCAGACTCTAGGCGCAAACCCTATTGCTACAACAGCGGGCTCTTCTATTCTTCTGATTACCGCTCCTGCACACCAAGCACAGGGTGGTGATTATGTGTCCTTTAGCGGCGTAGCTGGCCCAACCATTGGCGGAATTGATGTCAGTGTAATTAATGACAGTAATGGTGGCGTAGGGTTTCAAATCCTAACCCCTATACCAAATGGTAATCAATTTCAGATTGATCTTGGCCCTTCTCATGTAGCGGGTTCTACTGCAACAGGAGGCGGAGCAGCTGTTATTGCGTCGTTTCAATTAAATACTGGATTACCTGCGTATACAACAGGTACTGGCTTTGGTGCAGGCGTTTGGAATGGTACTAATAAGACGAATAGCGCTGTCCTAGTGCAAACCCCACCGGCAACAGGAATCATCTTCCTGAACTCCACCTCTACTACAGTTAACGTAGATTCAACTACAGGATTTTCTAGTTCTGGTTATATTCAGATCGAAAATGAAATTATTCAGTACTCAGGGATTACCCCTACCTCTTTTACAGGTTGCACCCGAGGGGCAACCTTGGCTGGATCCTCGGCTCCTGCAACAAACCATGCTGTCGAGCCCATTCCTAACTACACTCCGATTACGGTTTGGCAGGTAATTGGACTATTAGGCAGCACTGGTTGGGGCCAAGAGTCGGATATTAACTTTGGTGTTGGACAGCAGCTTCGCCTTTGGACCCACGACAACTTTGGTGAAGATCTATTACTAGCTCCTCGCGGCGGAAAGATCTATTACTGGGAAAATGATACCTCTACGTATCCAAGAGCTGTGACTTTAACCAGCCTAACCACTGCGGCTGGTTTTGATCCTACTGAAGTACCTGTGCAAACAAACCAGATTTTGGTTTCTGACGTATCACGTTTTGTTATTTCTATGGGGTCTCAGTCTTATAACGACCCAACATCTAGCTTTAACCCTATGCTAGTTCGTTGGTCTGATCAAGAGAACCCTTTCCAGTGGACTCCTTTATCTACAAACCAGGCCGGGGAGCAACCCCTATCAAACGGCTCTTACATTATGTGCGCCAAGAAATCTCGCCAAGAGATTTTGATTTGGACTGATTCGGCTATTTACTCGATGCAATACCTAGGGCCTCCCTATGTTTGGGGGATTGGCTTACTAATGGACAATATCTCCATCATTTCGCCAAATGCAGTTGCAACAGCCAACAACATGTCTTTTTGGATGGGCACAGATAAATTCTATGTTTATTCTGGACGGGTTGATACGCTGCCTTGTACTTTACGGCAATACATTTTCCAAGACCTGGCATTTAGCCAACGCTTTCAGGTGGTTGCTGGAACAAACGAGGGGTATAGTGAGGTTTGGTGGTATTACGTATCCAACGAAGAAGTCCAACGTGCTGATAATGAGCAACGAGACCCAACGGTAGATAAGTATGTCATCTTTAACCATTTGGACCGCGTTTGGTATTACGGCACATTAAATCGTACCGCTTGGTTAGATAGCCCACTTCAGGATAGCCCACTAGCAGCAATAGGTAATACAGAAGAAGGAACCCTACTTTTCCATGAGCAGGGTGTAGATGATGAAGCTACTGCTAGCCCAAAACCCATTGAAGCCTTCATTGAGTCTTCAGACTTTGACATTAACGACGGGCATAACTTTGGTTTTATTTGGAGAATAATCCCAGATATTACGTTTGCGGGATCAAAAGCAGGAACAACTCCTCAGGTAAATATGTCGTTGTTGGGGCGTCGGAATTCTGGAACTAATTACCAGGGGCTAACTGCGCTGACAAATACGATTGACGCATCACAAGCCACAATACCTGTGATTGATACAAGTAACTTCCCTGCTTCTGGAACTCTCCTGATTAACACTGAGAATATTACTTACACAGGGAAAACCCCCACAACGTTCACAGGATGTGTACGTGGAGCGTTAGCTACGACCCCCGAACCACATATCTTGAATACCGACGTTATCTTGTTTCAAACACAGTTAAACGTGACGAAGACAAGTACTTACCCAGTAGAGCAGTTTACTGGGCAGATTTATACACGCATGCGCGCTCGTCAAATGGGGATCCGGGTGGATTCTACAAGACTAGGCACTACTTGGCAGCTTGGATCGCCACGCATTGACATCAAACCAGACGGGCGTAGATAGTGTCAAACATTCCATTACGCCCTTCCAAGGCGCCCAGTATTCCGCTGGCGCCTAATGACTATGATCGTGGGTATGTAGACCAGCTTACTAGTGCCCTACGTTTATACTTTAATCAAGTCGACAACGATTGGGCAGCGGTTCTTGAGGACACAGGCGGACGATATTTAGGATTTCCTCATATTGCAGCGTCTGATAGCACTGACCAATATGCTACAGGTACCAATACCCCGACCATTGTTCGGTGGAACACACTTGACTCTGGAGAGGGGTTTGTTCTTACCGCGCCTGGTACAGCTACGGCAAACTATGTCGGTATCTACAAAATCAC